CGAAGAAGTTGCGAGTTTGCTTCTTAACAAAAACCGAGAACGTGTAGGCTGCTGCCGTAAGGGTCAAGCCCGATACGTTGCCTACTCCGTGCGTAGAGTTAGCCGTGTTCTCAACGATGTTATCAGCGTTTGTGTAGCCATCAGGACTTACTACCGCATTAGCTGAAATAGTAGAATTTGATGCTGCCCACCAAGCGTTGTTGAATTGCTCCGAGTATAGGGCGAGGTTCGTCCGTTGGGGCTCAAGCAACAATTTTCCGCAGGTAGAGCCGAGATAATCCAAACGGGGTAACCCGCTAACGGGGCCAACGCTTACTGCTGCGCTGGTGGTGGCGATGTAGGCGGTTGCTACGTCACCTGTTTCTCTTTGTAAATTTTGAATAAATACATTACCAGTGCCATTGCCATTGTAAGCCACCGAGTTATTAGCATCAGTTATATGTATAGTGATGCCAGTCTTTAAATACAAAATCCCAGCTTCGCTTACTACATTAACACGATACCAACCATTGCCTACTGACTGCGTAGTAGCGGTTGGGGCTGAACCACCAGCTGAACCTCCAATCGTACCATTTGTTAAGTTAATAAAGATGTAACCAGCGCCAGCAACCGATACTATAATCCAGTTACGAGTACCAGCTTTTGCATAAAAGCTATACGATTCTAAATTACTTGAGGCTGTAAAACTTTGCGCTAATTGTGGCAAAGACGCAGTAAAAGTTCCTTCGGTATAGCTCCAAGCATTGGTAGAGCCATCGTACCCTGCTTGACCACCAGTTAAGGTTGCATTGTTTTTTGTCCAAGAGGCGTTACTAAACGTATTGCTTTGCAGGATTAAGTTGGTACGCACCTTCTCAATAAGGCCATTACTTGCAACACGGGTTGCACTTGAGGCACGGCTGAACGCCAAATCCCCTGCACCGTCCAGAGGCTTGATGGAATACACCTTCTGGTCTTTGTATCCCGAAGGAATCATTACGAGGCTTGCCTCATCAAAAAAACTGCTCATCAGTTCAAAATAAATAGTTGGTCAATCAAGCATTCTTCTCCCTCCAATGTTGCTCCGTCATCGGTCATACGCTGGATGTAAGTATCAAAAATATCGTAGTAGGTGTCCTCGTTCAGATCCTGAAGCGCAGCAACCAAACAATCGTAGCCCTCAACTATCCCACCATCATTGGTAACACGGGTAACGTATTGGTCTACGATTTCATTTGCAGGAGAAAAGCACGGAGGCGCTGACTCGTTCTGGATGGACAAAGTGGTTTCATCCACTTGACCAAACCAAGTAGAGCAGTATACAACTCCCCATCCAATTAGGTTACTCACTTCTTTTTCGCTTTACTTAAAAACAACTTCAGCTTCTGGATATTCTCCCGCTTTACTCCGTACTTCATAGGTACCATCCGTGAAATGATTGTCCGTCTGTTGGGTACATCTCGCCATTCTGATTAGCGTAGTACTCTGGGGTTAAACTTCCGTAAAAGGTCAGGTAGCTGACCAAACGTCTTCCGTAGTGTTCTGCCGTATCTCGCTCCTTTTGGATGAGGTACTCCAGCTCACTCTTGTCAATGCCTTCCGAGTTCTCGCTCTGCTTCTTAAATACGCCTCCGTTGCTCAGCTTGTAAGCCAAGAAAGGCATCAGCTCTACCATCGTGTAGTGAACCAGCACGTCCTGTACGTACTCGGTCATCAAGGTGAGGTAGTTGCCCGTGAGGGTGTTTGCCAGCACATCGTTCTTCAGCTTGTCGTACAGGGCAGTACCCAGCAACGCTTGGATATGGATGTCCTGTGCGGTCTTAATAAACTGCACCATTTGGTCACGGTCTACGTTGCCCGAAATACCCGTGCGCTTTACGATGTCGTCTGGTGATACAAAAAGGGCGTATGCCATATTTAATAAACCTAAAGAATCAGATGTTGCGACTATTTGGGTATGCCGTGCTTACGGGCGTAGTCAGCCGTGTAGCCAGAGTAGTCCGATTCAATGGGTGCAATGGCTACCTCTTTGGCGTTCTTCGGTAGCTTGAAGCCCTGCCGTACCGCTTCGTTTACGTTGATGATGTCCGTTCCGTTTAGCGTTCCGCCTCCCCAAACCTTACCATCTTTCGTTAGCTTCTTGCGGTATACCCTACGCTCCCAGCGATGGTAGCAGTTAGCGCCTCCCTTGTAGAGCCATACGCTATACGACTTGCCTTGAGCCTCTGCGCCACCGTTAGAGCTTAACGCCTCAATGTCTTCCTTGCGGTACACACGGGCTGCGTTCATCAGCGTAGAGCAAAGCACACGGCTTGTGCCATTGGGTGACCTGCGTGTTCCGATGGTATAGAAGTAACGCACCTTGTAACGCTCCGTATCTTGCTCGCTCTTGTCCTGCGCAGCAAGCTCAATGCGTGAGTTCAGGTACGACTCTACATCGTACTCTGCCTCCTCATCATCAACCAGCTCCGCATCAACAAGCTCAAAGTCCTTGAGCAAGTCTTCCTCCGATTCTCCAATCTCTTGGAGCTTGGCTACCAGTTCAGCAGCAAGCTCCTCCTTCAGAAAAGGGCGGCTATCCCCTCCTCCTTTCTGCGACTTCATCTGCGTAATTACAGATGATGAGTTACCAGCGAATAATGCCCGTGCGACCTGTGGGTCAAACTGAAGCATCTGCACAAGGAAGGTGATGGCTTGGTCTTGCGACAGAACGCCCTCCTGTACGGCACGCATAATGTCCAGCGAGCTGGCAATCTGCGCACCATTGTACGAGGCCTCCTTCTGGATGAGTTCCTCCTGCGCCTGTGGCGTTACCGCTTCGGCTACGTCTACTCCCGTTTCCTCTTGGACTGTTGCTGCGTCAACCACGTCAATATCCGTGAACTCAATAGGCGTAAGCGTTTCAAAGTACAGGTCAAGGTTGACCTTGTTGTAGGCAAGCAGCTTGTCAACGCCCTTGAGGATTTCTTCCTGCTTGGGGCGCACCACTACGTTGTCCATCAACTGAAACGCATTCTTGATTTCATCAGCGTTGCTGCCCAATCCCGTGTTGTCCTTGATGCCGAAAAGCATAGGCGAGGTGACACGATGCGCAACCATAATCTTCTGCGAGGATTCACGGCTCAAGAACTCGTACTGCAGGTGGGCTTCCGATAGCGTTACAGGCTCAATCGTAGCTGCCTTCTGCGAGTCATCGTTAAACGCAAGGATGTACTTGCCTGCGTTGTTGCTACCACTCCACTTCTGGCGGATGGCAAAGTCAATGTTGTCCTGCTCCTCCTGCGGTGGGATGCCGTTGTTGAAGTTAATAATCATTGACGGAGCAAGTCCGTTCTTGATGTTGTTGATATGGTAGTTGGCAATCTCCTCCTCAAGCTCTGCGTATGGCAGACCACCTTGATAGTCAACGGGTGAGTAGTAGTACGAGCCGCTGCGGTATGGGCGGATGTAGAGGATTTCAATCTTCTCACCTGCTGCTCCGTAGCCGAACGCAGGGATGCGCTCTGCTTGGCTCTTGTTACGCACCTTGCTCCAGTCGTATGCGTAGTAGTAGGCTTCAATCTCGCCTTCATCGTTGCACTTCTCCGCACGCAGCGTTTCAACAGGCATATGGTATACCTCTGCAATCTTGCTCTTGTCAGCGGTGTAGACCACCTGAAAGGCGGCATTGCCGAGCATATAGAAGTCATTGACCACACGCTTGAGCTGCTCTGGGGTGATGAGCCTGCGCAGCTCCATAAAGCCAGCAGCGTTGTCTGCAGCGTTGGTTGCGTTTACGCCCTTGCCGTAAATCATATCCACCACGCCAGCGATTACTGCGTTGTTGGTGGGGCTTCCGTTGAAGCGGTCAATCAAGTACTCAAAGTAGTTGTTGTCATCGCCATACTCCACCCAGCTTAAGCGTGGGCTTTCGCTGATTTTCGGGCTTGTGTACGAAGCCAGATTGATGAGTTTGATGTTACTCGCCATAGATTACAAAGTCGTTGTTCATTGTTTTTTCGGTGGTGTCAAGCACGGGCTGGTATGTGCTGATGGTATCACCACTCGGCAGCATATAAATCTTGTCAATCGCCAGCACCTTTGCATCATCTGCACCCAATTCGGTGAGCGCAGTTGTTACGCAAGATAGTGATTCTATCGTTCCTGCATCTGCAATAACTCGGTCTTCGTATTCGTTAGCGACTCCTGCTGCGTAGCGTTGGTCTTCAAGGCGCATAACATACGGCACTTCCGCATCAAGGTTGGCGGAGTTGTAGGTGAACGTAAGCTCACGGGTGTCCTCATCAAACGTAGGCGCAACGAGCGTGTATGTGATGACCTCACGGGTGTCTTTGTTGATGAACTTGGCTTGGATTCGCCAGTAGTCACCGTAGTTTGTTAGGTCATCATTGCCGTACTTCCAGTTGCGGATGGGCAAAGTGATGCTCTGTTGGGCGTTGTATGACAGGAATATCATATCTAAATAACCCCAAGTGACTACAAAGTGGGGTAAGTGTCAAAAGAAAAGGGAGGCTTTCGCCCCCCTTCTCCCATCCATTTGTCCTACTCCGTTCAGTAGTACGCTACAAATATAGGTTACGAACCACGAACAATCGTAGGCTTCGTACCAAGAAGTCCAGCGAATGGATTATTTGCAACTGCACCGAGCAAGAAGTTTGCAGGTACACGCTCTTGACCAGTCAACGTGATGTTGTAGCCAGTCAGGTCACCGAAGGCTGCACCAGTTACGATAGAACCACCAGTTACTTCAGCACCGTGTTCCAAGCCCATTACCCAAGAGTTGCCGTTGTTGTCCTCTACGACAACTACAGGCTTCGCCCAAGACAGGAGCTTCACTTCCTTGTGGGTGTCTGCATCTTGCTTCTTCAGCACGATGTTCAGAACCTGCTCAAAGAAGGTCGTGCCGTTGTCACGGCTTGAGTTGATAGCCTGCTCAAAGTTTGACGTACCCTTGAGGTCGTAGCAGTAAGCAGAAACAGCAGCCGTAGCAAGCTGGTCAATGACATCCGTGTCAGCCGTATCGTAGCTGATAGCGTTGAGGTCAATAGAGTTGATGAAGTAAACGGCATTCAATCCGCCTACTTGGTCTTTACAAGGCTCAATGCGCCCCAGAGTTAAAGTACAAGCCATTTTGTTTTTTAGAATTAAAAAAGGGGATGGGGCTTTGAAACCACCACCCCCCTATGGTTAATCAGTCAGCGGATTAGGCGTAGTAAACAACGTCAGCACCGAAGCCTACCTGTACACCAGCCGTGAAGCGCATCACAAAACGCACGTTCTTTGAGCCGTCAAGGTCAGCCATATCAAGAACCTTCACCTCGTTGTGGTCTGACAACAGGCCAGTTCCGAAGTACAGGTTGCTCTTTTGAGCAAGTACCATCTTGTTGCTTCCCAAGCCAGGAGCGTGGAATACACGCACTCCGTCAAAGAACAGGTCTTGACCAGCGTACCACAAAGTACCTTGATTGTTCACACCGTTAGCACCTACACCTGAAGCAGCGAAGCCACCAAGCGCACGAACGTAAGCCTTGTAAACATTGGTCGGAACGTAGAGGTAAAGGTCATCCTTACCGTATACTGCGTTAGGAGCAGCGTCAAGAACCTTACCCATCTCCGTGATTACGTTAGCAGCCGTAACACCACCCGTAGCAGCGGTCACGTCAATAACGGTCGTATCGGCAGCAAGCAGGGTTTGGAATCCGTTGAACTCACCAGCGTTGGCAGTAGCACCAGTCCAGATTTTGCTCTCAACCCACTCGGCAACTTTACCAGCGTTGTAGCCGATGAAGTAGTCAACGAATGAAGTAGGCAACTGGTCAAATGCAGAGTAGCCCATTTGGATGGCTTCCCAGTCAGACTCAAAGTCGCTCTTGCAAAGCTCAAGGTTTACCTGCAGGAACTCGGGCTGAAGGATAGCTTCGCTCAAGGTCAAGGTAGACGTATCGGTAAAGTCACAAGTTTGGTCTTTAACGATGTCGTTAAGGTTTACCTTCTTCAGTACTTGCTTGTACTTTACGTTAGGTACAACCTCAATACCGCCTTTGGCGATGGTGTCACCTGACAAGAGGGCTGCAGAGATGTATTTCCCTGCAAACTCACCTGCGTAGGTAGTAGTAATGCTCGTAGACGTAGGCATTGTTTTAAGATTTAATTATTGAAAAGTTTGGAGAACACTCGGTCTTTGGTTGTTGCAACACGCTCTGCACCGATGTGAAATTTCAGTTCGTGTTTCTTTTCTACTGGAGCAGCAACGATTGGCTTTTGGGCAGCCATTGCAACTTCAGCTACGGGTACTTCTTCAACGACTTCTTCAGCCATCTCTTGCTTTTTACCCATCTCTTGTTTCATCATTTCAACTTCCTCACGGAGTGAATCAACCATTGCAGCAAGGTCACCGATAGTCATTTCGGGAGCTACTTCTTCAGCGGCTTCAATTTCAACCTCAATAGATTCCTCCATTTCGGCCTCTTTGATTTCCTTGATGATGCCTTCTTCCTCAACAACGAGGATTTTGCCATCTTCAAGTTTATGCTCGCCAACGGGTACGGCAACACGGTTGCCCTCACCATCAACGAGGAATGCGTTAGCGCCAGCCTCAAATACTTCGGCTTCCACCATAGTACCATCAGCCAACATCATAGAGGCAAGCTCCACCTTTTCGGGTGTCAGAGCCAGCTCAATTTTCTTGAATACGTCTTGCAGATTCATAACTAAAAAATAAATAGATTGATATTTGGGGATTTTACTATTGGCCTTTGCCCCCGATAAAGCCAATTCCTTGAGTCCACATATCGCCCTTGTCGCAGCACTTGGTAGAGTAGGTCACCTTGTCTTTGCATAGGCAGCCTCGCTTGTTGTTCTGTGGTACGGGGGGCTTTGGCCCTTGATTGAATCCTTTCATAATCTGTCGAGTTCTTTGAGTTTAGATTCCGCCCAACGCTTTGCAGCAAGCCCACCCCATAGCAGGTAGCTGATAGTGCCGCAGGCTTGCGTGTCGTTCTCATCGTAGTATTCTTCGGCTCTTGATAGGTACGAGTACATACGGGTGATGGTTTCTACAGACACAGGCTTGCCGTCAGCGAGCTGCTGACCACGAATCTTGCCTACATCGGTAGCACATTTGTTGCCGTTCTTATCGTTCAGCTCTACGCCTCGTTTGGCGTTGTTACGCACCGCCTCTGGGTAGTCCGAGTAGGATTCCATCTCAAGGCGTTTTCCAGCCTTTCTACGCCCATCTTTTTTGATGATAGCACGAACCGAACCGAAGATGTACTGCTCAAGGATATGCTCGGCCTCTGCCATCTCAATCTGGTTGAGTACATCCTGCAGGTTCTCGCCACGCATCTTCTCACGCTGCGCAAACCAGCCCTCAATGCTGAAGCCTTTGACCTTGCCCTCCTTGACGTACTCTGTCCAGATGGCTTCGTTGTTGACCTTCATCATCACAACCCAAGTGCCGACAGGGTAGTCCAAGCCGTAGGCACGGGTCTTGTCCTTGTCCTCATCCTCAATAATCCAAGACTCCACCACCGATAGGCCATTGAGTTCTTCTGCGTGCTCAAGGGTAGCGTTGTTCTGGTTGCCCTTAATCATATACAACTCGGCTGCTGCTCGGATGGTAGCCTCGCTGAAGTAGACGTAGTACTCCTCGCCTGTCTTCTCATCAATGCGGTAGATGGGCTTGTTGGGTACGAGGGCTGCGCCAATCAAGATACGCTTGTCCTCGTTCTGTACTTTGAACTGCACCTGCTGCTTTGACAGAGCAATGAACTGCTCCTCTATGGCTGGGCTTTCAACGATGCTGATAGCATCAACGCCCATCAGCTTGTCATCTTCTAAAATCAGTTCGTAGATTTTCATCCTCCGATTGTTGCGCTGGAGCGAATCTTGCGCTCAAGCTGGTTAGCACTTTGTATGTCTTGGTTCACCACATAGGCACGCATCGGTTGTCCGAGCAGACCTGCAAGTTGGTTTTCGGTATTGCCGAACTGAATGTTCGGGGTCATTGGGGTAGCCGTAGGCGTAGAGGTAGGGATGCTTGGTGATGATACACGACCTGCACTTGCTCCTGCCTTTTGGAATTTGGTGCTTGATATGATTGCTACTTGGGCTGCGCCTGTTGCTGCAACGATACCAGCCTTCACAAAGTTTGCTCCCGTTAGGGCATCCTGCGGTACTGCGAGCTGGCTCATAATACCTGCAGCGGTGTTCGCTACGGCTTCGGCTATGCGGAGGGCTTTGGTGATTTTAAAGTTCTTCTCTGCGTTGCGTTCATTGCCTTTGCTCAACGCCTCAACCAATCCTGCAATAGCACCAAGCGACTGCGATACCAGCTCTACCGATTGAGCAGCTGCTGCGATTTCTCTGGCACGCTCCTCATTAGCGTACTTCTTCTTGATTTGTTTTTTCTTCTCCTCGTATTCAGCAGTCAAGGCGGTAGTATCTTTTCCTGCCTTGATAGCAAGCGTAGTGATGGCGGTGTACTGCTGCTCGGCCGCTGCTAGCTCCTGCTGCTGGGCGTTCATATTGGAAGCACGGAACTGCGCTAACGCATCCCTAAATGAGTCTATATTCTTTTTGCGAGTAACCTCTTGCTCAATTGCGTTCTTTTCACGAGCCGCTGAATCTTCCATCGCCCATTGCTTGCGAAGGTCAGCGAGCTTTTGCTCCTCCTCTGAAAGTTTTTTAGTGCGCTCAAGGGCTGCATCATCAAGAGCCTTTTGTTCTTGCTTGAGTTGATTCAGCTCCGATTGTAGTTTCTTATTTCTGCGAGAGGTTTCAGCACGTAGCCTGTCAACTTCAGCCTCCTTCTCTGCGAGCTGGCGCAAGTCCTCATCGGTAGATTCGCCAAGCTTGATACGCTCCTTAAGATATTTTACGTATGCCTGTGCATTCTTTTGCTCGGCTGCTGCTACTTGTCCCTCAAGTTCAGCTGCTCGCCTTACTGCCTTTTCACGTTCTTCAATACTTTTGGTTTGGTCATCAGCGATTAGCCGAGCCTCTGTTATCTGAAGATTAGCTTTTGCACGTAGCTTGATGAGGTCACGCTCACGGTCTTCAATCTCATCAAGTTGCTTGGCTAGGGCTGCGCCTGCCTTTGTTTCTTTGACAATTTCAGCACCAATTCCAGTAAAAGCATTTTTTACAGTTTCAATTGCTTTGGTGAAATTGCCAGAGAATAATTCAACGATACCCTCACCTAGAAGAACCACTCGGTCAATTACGACCTTGACGGCTGCGGATACACCGCCCATAATCTCAGCGAACTTGTCCGCCCCCCTAGAGGTCTGGGTAAAGTAGGTAAATAGCGAACCGAGTACAACTACCAATGCTCCCAAGCCTGTAGCTACAAGAGCAGTCTTAACTGCGGTCAATGAGCCTATGAAGGTCTTAACTCCACTTACTACGGCTTTTAATCCAGAGGCAGCACCACCAGTGAATTTGTCAATAGCCTCCGTTGCCGAAGACATTGTTTCGTTTAGGTTGTCGGTCTGCTTATTGGTGTCGGCAAGAGCCTTGTTGACCTCCTCAATGTTGAGCAAGGCTTCCCCATTCTCAACCTTTAGCTTGATTACTTTCTCAACCGCCATTGCCTTTTGATTTGCTCTTTTGCTTCTGCCCAGCTTTCAATGACTTCCCACTTGCCCTTTGCGATTTCAATTTCCTCGCAGATTCCGTAGTGGTCACCCTTCAAAGCGTTAATTAAAGAACCTATATTCATAACACCTGTTGTCTTGTTGCGATAACGCTCCACGTTTCAGCTACCTGTGTACCCCCCTGATGGTTGAGCTGCAGGTACGATGCAAAGCCGTTTACCTTTTGAATAGTTATGTTGTATCGGTCTGAACCCGTGTTGCTCAATCCGTGTATCGTATCGCCTGCTGCTCCACGTACAATCGTGTAGTCGGTTTGGTAGGAGTACGTTTCGCAGGTTAACGTAATGCGTACTACCTGATGGTCACCCACGTTTAAATCAAACAAAGGAGTGGCGTAGTTGTGTATGGGTACGCAGCGGAATGCAGTTGCCTCAAGGTCGCTCGTTACATCAAACCAGTACTGCGTGTCTGTAGGTCGGGTAGTGTTGGTCTTGACGTTAGCGATTGGGGCTTTCTCCAAGCCAACCAACCCAGCACTCGCTGCCTTGACGTACTTGCTGGTGCGCCAGTAGCAGGCGTTGTCCACCCATCGGTAGCCGTAGAACTCGCAGCACTCCTGCGTAGCTGCTCCGCTGAAGGTGATTGTGCCGTTGTTATTCAGCGAGGTGATGGTGTTAGCACACAACGAGGAGTTGACAAACGAGGCACGGAACAACTCTACCTTCGCAACCATCGTGTCGGGGTTGTAGCCAGATAGCTTGTTAATCCTCCAGTACTCCCCATCGTAGTATATCTGGTCGTTTAGGCTCAAGCCAAAGACCTCAATCGGTTCAAGAACCACACTCACCTCCATCATCACCGCATCCGTAGCGTATAGCTCAAGCAGGTAGGTGGAGTAGTATTCGGTGAGGAGGTTGTTCTTTGGGGGCTTTACGCCTTCTAGTTGTGGGATGCCGTATGTTGCCGTGAACGTGCCGCTGCTGACCGAGAAGATAGGGTACTGGCTCTGCGTTTGAAACGTGCCATCGGAAGCCCTAAAGATGTAATAGTCGCTCGTATCGTTAGTGCCTTGAAAGTATAACATACGAGGTGGTGAGTCCACTGGCTTGCCTTCTCCGTCAAACATCTGGATGACCTCAAAGGTGGTGTTGGAGTTGATTCGGTTGGTGATGGTAGCAGCAAACGGAGCTTCAATAACAATCTCGCCCTCTGCGAACTCGTTGTTCGTGTCGTTTACCTCTACGCTTCCGTGAGGATATTTGTATGCTGATTCGTAGGCTACATCCAAAAGTGAGTTGCCTTGCGCCATACGCAGCTTGATGCTCTTGCCCTGCAGCTCTGTAGTAGGCTTGATGGTAATGGGCTGGCTGATGTCAACGACCTCGTTCCAGTTAACCACCTGCCCAGCAGCAATCCATTCGCTATACGAGTAGGCTGCGATTTCGTTGGGTATTTCCTTGCTCGGTACGAATACCAAGTTAAACATCTTTGCCACCCCTGCGAGGAAGTCCTTTTGCTTCATCTTCGGCAGGAACATAGAAGGCGTGATGTCAAAGTTGGATGGGAAGTCGGGTGCTGATATCACCGTCATCTGGCAGCTTGCGCCAAGCGTACCTCCTGATTCAATACCTCCAATGCGGAATGTTACTTGGTTGCTACCTGCAATGGTGGTAAACGTATGCGCAAAGTCAATAGAGAATACGCTGCTGGTGATTACATCCTTGCTTTGGATAGCCGTGCTGCCCAAGTACATCACGATTTGATATGTCCGCAATCCCGAAGGCGAGGTGATATTGCCTTGAATGTTGAACTTGTACTCACCTACAAGGGGAAGCTCGTAGGCATTAGTGGTGGTATTGAAGTTGTTGCCGTTGTCGTAGACCTCCGTATTGAATGCAATCTTGCTTGTATTGGTGGTCGTGATGTCGGGAATGGCCAACGTACCGCTTGAGTATACCTGCGCCAAGCGGTCGTTGAACGTAGCCTCCAAAGGTACAAGGCTATCCTTTGAATAGCAGAGGGTGTATAGGTCGGTGAAGTTGGCGTCATCCATAATACCCTCGCCTGCCTTTAGCGTGTAGCCTGCATCCTCAAAGATTTGGTTGAACAGAACGCTGGTCTTAATAGCTGGGTAGAAGTCCGACTCCCACATAGGGGTGAACAACTGCTGCGGAGCGAATAGCGTATCAGATGCAAAGACACGGGTGTCAACAGGCGCATAGATGATATCGCCATCAAATAGGTCAAGATTCCAGCTATCGGTGATGTTCTCGTAGGATAGCGTATGCTGATACGGGTCAAGCGCAAGGTCACGCAGCTCCTTCTCGCCTACCTCACGGGCGAAGCGAGCGTTCTCACCAGCTACCAAGATTTGGTACTGCGTGGGTACGCCTTGCTCCATAGCCACGTCAAGCAGTTGGAGGTAACCTTCAATGACAATAACGTCATCCGAGTACAACGTGACATCCTGCTTTGCGTAGGGGTTGAATCCACCTGCTATGCTGACATCGTAGTAGTGCTTGAAGAATTGGTTGTTGGCGTCTGTTGCTGGTACGCTGAAGCTCTTGGATATGGGGCTAAAGATGACCGCAGGGTCACGCAGGTCAGCGATGTTGTAGTCAACGCTGATGCCTTCATCCTCAAAGATGTCAAGATAGCCAGTAGATGTTTGAAGCGTTAGAGCCATACTCGGTTTTTGACTTGTGCTGCGTAGGTCATATTGAAGGTGTACTGCACCAGATTGTCATTTAGGCTGGTCTTGTACTCCACCTGCGTATCGTTCAAGATAGCGTAGCGCTCCTCCTCCACCAAATATACGGAGTTAGAAAGCAGCATTTCTTTGACCATTTGGTTGTAGCCATCGTTCAAGAAGCCCGTATTGAGGGTGATGCTATCCGTACCGAAGTTGTTGTAGGTCTTGTTAGGTGAAGCCGTAGTTGGGTCGTATGTCCAAGTGCTGCTGCCTATCGTGCCTACGTTGGTGGTGTATCGCTTCTTGTCGGTACGGGTTGACTCAACCGACTTCTTGAAGGCCACAATGTAATCCCAAGCCCCGTACTTGTTTTGGTAGGCGATGGTAATAGGCGTATAGCGTGGCTCGCACGTTGGGTAGAAGCGAGTGGTGTACTCGGCATCATCAACCCCCAAGCCGAGCAGTTCAGCATCAAGGCAGTTCAGCCCCTCGCAAGTGCCTCCATCTGCCTTTACTCGTTGGGCGTAAGCGGTGCTAACAAGGTTACCCAACGACAGGTCGTAGTACTGCAGGTCGGTGACATCCTCTGGCTTCGGGTCAATGACCGAATCATTGAGGTTGGCAACGCCTGCTGGCAGAAACCATAGCTTGTCGGTGGAGTCGGTAGAGTTTACCGCACCGAAGTCAGCCACATCAACTACGGCTGCTTGCCCATCGGAGTACTCTACACGCATACCATTGACCAGAGAAGGCACGATGCCGATGGTCATAGCCTGCTCAAGCTGGATATACTGCTGGCTGCTTCCGCTTGTCATCACCCCTGTGGTGGTCGTATCGTTTACGCCATCTACGAACTCCGTGTACCCATCGTAGGCTTGGATGGTATTGCTTGTTGCGCTTACTGCGCCAATGCCCCCTGCGGTAGTGTACTCACGGAACTTGACCTGTACGTTGCATACGGTCTGCTCGTTGTCGGTAGCCGTGCCTGCTGCGTGGTCAATGTTGGTCTGCGATAGGTAGGAGCTTACGATGTTGCTCACGTCAAAGTACCCGTAGAGGTTGCTGACCGATTCCTTGCGCTTGATTAGGCGGTAGGTGTAGCTCACAGGCACACTACCCGAAGCACCAAACCAAATGAATACATCAGCAACGTACTTGAATCCTGCGTTGCCAGAGTTGTTAGAGCTTACCGAGTAGACCATAGGGCTACCTGCGAAGCTGATAGTCGGTGGCTGCTGGGTGATAGTGATAGCCATTACTTGTATTTTTTGTTTAGTGCGTTGATGGTGAACTCAAGGAAGTCCTCCACGTCAAGTCCGTATGCCTCCTGTATTTCGGTGGGTAGTTTTTCAAAGCCCAGCTGGAAAGGGCGTGAATAGAAGTTAGAAGGCTCAATCCCTTTCGCCTTAATCTTTATCATCACCTTGCGTGCGGTTTCAGCATACGATAGGAACTTACCGCTATTGTCTTTGAACTGCAAACGTCTGCGAGCAGTCCAAGCGTATATCGCTCCGAATGGGGGCATTTTCCCTGCCTTACGGCCTTTATCTACCCACTCACCATACTCCGCCATCAAGAAGTCAAAATCAAGGCTATTGGGGCCAGTTGTGATTTCGTATGCAAGCGACTGGTAAAGGTTGCCCGTGACGTTCTTTTTCTTCTTGGTTAGATTCTTGCGGCTTTCAGCAACCAGATACTTCCCGAACTTGTTTAACGCAAGTCGGGTGTTCTCTGCCTTCTTTAGGTTTGGGTTGCCTGTCTGCCGTGCCATTAGCAGATGATGGTTGGGTTGGGTGTTTCAATCTGCAGCGTGCATTTCCATCCGCAGAGCGTGTTCTCAAAGTCCTCATCAAAAGGCTCGCATACGGGGTCGTTGACCAAGCGGTAGCCATCGGTGTATAGGTCACCCCTACGCATTGAGGCAATCATCTCTTGCAAGGTGAACAGGCTGCGATGGTAGATGTCTTGCTTCTGGGCTACGCCTTGAAACGAGTACGGCTCAACATTCGGGTCTTGCTTGGAGTAGTCCATCACATCCATCACCAGCACGTCAATGGAGTAGGTGACGGTGCGCTCTTGGATTTCAGCCGTTCCCGTGAGGATATGGCACAGAGGGAACAGGGTCATCTTGCGCATATCAACGTCAAAGATGTTGCCCCACGTTACCGAGTTGACGTATGATGCGGATTCGGCTGCTGATTGCAGAGCCTCACACACTTGATAGTAGCCGTACTTCATAAATAGAAAACCACTTATCGGGTACGTTGTCGTGATATGGTCTGCTCAAGTCTTGCCCTATCCGCCTCGTATGTTATCCACGTCAGGCATTGGTACAAGGGCAGCTCGGTTACTTTGTCAAGATTTTGTATAGCCCCTGCAGCAAGCTGATGGAGGACTGCGTACCATCCCCATCGTTTTCCAAAGGCACTTCGGGCATCAAGGACTTCTCTTGTTCCCCCTGTTGTTTCAAATAGGTCAGAGAAGATATCTGCAGTCCTATCTCTAAACGATAAAAAAAAAGCAGCGCCCCTTGCACTACATCCATCGTGATGTCCTCAAACGCAGCACCATCGTGCTTATCGGGGTGGTAGGGTTCTATCTCGTGTCGGCTCAATACCTTCTTTGTAACGGGTCGGTACAAGATGCCCATCCATTTGGTGGCGTTCTTGATGGGGTCTTTCATATACTCCTCCAAGTCCACGAACTCACCGATGCTGATGTCCTCCAGCTTGGGATGGAATCCGTACTCCACGCCTCCTATCTTCACGAAGCGCTGCAACTCTGGGTTCTGGATAAACACCCCTGCCATAATGGTCTTGATATCCTCAATCTCGTTCACGGGGAACAGGCTCTGCTCATCCTTGTCAATACCGCAGAAGATGGACAGGGCTAAATCATCAGCCGTTTCATCGGTTGGGTTTGCACCCATAAAGCGTTGGAAGTCCTTGAGCTTGATGTCAGCCCATACGCTGGGGACGTTTATTGTGCGAAGCATTGCTGGCGTGTGTCGTTTATATTCTGGATGGTGTAGAACTGCACGTCCTTATGCAACTGCTCTGCTAATTCAGCGCATCTTGCTGGGTCAAGGTTCTTGAGTTCCTCCTCCCAATGGGCTGGGCCTTTGCAAAGGATGGCGTTGTTCTCGTTTAGGAAGGGCGTGTAGGGGTGCATATCTTGCGCAATGATGCACGTCTTGGTGAAACCAGCTTCAATCGCCTTGAGATTGGACTTGCATTTATTGAAAGTGCTGGGAGCAAGAGGTGCGATACTGACGTGAATCTGCTTGTACAACTTGCCGTAGGTGGTGTGGTCAGCCCTTTCAAACGCATTAGAAGCGTTTAGCGAGGCTTTGTAGTACTCAATGGTGTACGAGTTAAGGCCAGCTAAATTGATGCGATTGTAGGCCAAATCATCATCGTGGTGCAATGCACCCATATAACCCACGTTGAAGCCCTCTACCTTTTCAATATCTGTCCATTGCTCTCTGCGTGTGTCAATAGCGTTAGGCAGTACCCAGATGGGAACGTATGGGTTCTCCTTCTGTATCTGCTCTGCGAGGAATGGATTGGTCGTGTGGATTTCATCAGCAATCTTTATTGTCCATAGGATGTCGCTCGTTTTAAGAGCGTTCCTGTTGGCGTGGTGGCGTGGCAATACCCACCAGTCATCAAGGTCAAGAATCAGCTTGATGCCGTACTTGTTGAGCATCCCTCTAAACGCACGGTGGTTCTTGGTGGCTACACCACGATTGACAACGAGGTGCGTGATAGCACCCTTGTATTTGTCCAGCTCATCAAGCTGCCCGAACTTGACCATATAGCCCCGAAGCATAAGGTCTTCGTATGGTACTTGGAGTCGGTGGTAGAATACGCCACCTAATTTGCCTGCTACAAAAATCATCGTACTGAATATCGCCCGAAGTTGGGGTTGTTTTTCTTGCTAAAGATAGCATATCGTGCGGCATCTATGCAATGGTTAAACGCATCAATGGGCTTGTTCAGCAGGTTGCCGTTCTTGTCCTCTGTCCACTTGTAGTTGCGCAGCTCCTTTTCAAGATTCTTGCTGCGTGGTGTGATGAATAGCTTGTAGCGTTTCATTATGTCAATACCAGCGTTAACGCTATCGTTACCCTTTGCGGTGGGCTTTACGTTGAAGCCCCTGCGGTATAGCTCCTCAATAGACTTGGGTTCTGCGCTATCGGCATACACCTCACTCCTGCGGTCTACACCCAGCGAGGTCAGCACGTTGGCGATGTCGTTGTTGGTTAGCCCCGTCTGGTAGAGTAGCTCATCAAGGTATAGGCATCCATCTGCTTCGTATACTGCTACGAGGGCGGTAGGGTCGTTCGTGTAACCGAAGTCCATCCCCATTGACAAGAGCCTTGCGTTGCTGGGTACGTCTGTTGCTCCGAACTGGAAGATGGTAGCACGGCTCATACCACGCTCACCCAATCCGTAGATGCGCCAATAGTCATCGTCCGTTTCCTTTAGGCGTTCAATCTCTGCCTTTACACCCGCATCAAGGAACGGGTTGTCTATGTACGTGGTCTGGAAGAAGTCGCAGTCATCACGTGGTACAACCTTATCATAAATCCAATGGAACGCATCCGAAGGGTTGTAGTCAAGGATTGCCCTGCCTTCGGTACGCAGTATGAGCTGCTGCCAATCCTCGTACGTTAGCTCGTTGGCCTCGTTGATGTACAACAGGTCACGCTTGCGGCCTCGTATCTTCTGCGGTTGGTCAAGCGATATAAACTCAACCAAGTTACCGTTCAGGTAGTATTCGTGGTTTGACTTGTTGTGGTACTCCTCTCGGTACAGGTCGTGGCTACGCAGTATGTCAAAGAAGTCACGCATCACCGAAGCACGAAGCGAAGGGAACGTCTTACGGCAGATGGTGATGGTCTTGTTCGTGTGTTGGTCGGTATAATAGAAAATTACCCAAAGCAGGATGTTGTACGTCTTCCCACTCCGAGTGCCGCCCTGCTCAACGACTATCTTCTTGTCGCTGCGCTTTAGGTGGTTGAATACCTTATTGGTTTGAATCTTCCCCAAGCACCTCTATTTGGAACATCTTGCCTGATGCTACCTCTACCTCTTGGCGTTCTATGTACCCACGCTTCTTGCCCTTTGTTTTGAGAAAGAAGATGGTAGCGGTTGAGTTGCCGTCTTTGATTTGCTTGTGGAGTTGGCTTTCTGCGAAGTCAAGGGCAACGTCTGATAGCCCTTCAACTGCTGCTTTATATTCTGCGTCCTCCTGCATCCAAAGGTAGTGAGTGGTACGTCCTATGCCTACGGCCTTGCAAGCGGCTGTAACAACGCCTAATGACTTCTCAAGGGCATCAAGCATTGCTCTTTTATGTTGTTCAGTTTTGTCCATATAAATTCTTTTCTTATATTTGTTTCAAATGCGAGGGTAGTGTAATGGTTGCACACTTGGTATTCCAATCAGGAAGTGGCGTTCGAATCGACCTCCTCGCTCAAAGTAGCCCTCCTTTCTTGGAGGGTTATTTTTTGCCCCTTGTACATACCTGCTCCCATTTCATCTATTTTATTAAAGGGAATGATTGGTGAATTTATTTTGCAGGACTTGTCAATGAGGTAAATATATCGTAATTGATACCCGTCTAATGGCGTTGCTCCATCCTTCTTTGCGGCAGAAGCACTAAAGCCAAGTTTTTTATAGTTTGAATTATTTAAGGTTTTGTCAGCTATTATTCTGCCATTCCAATTTAATATAGTTTTATTCTCTTTTATTCCTGTAAGAGCAAATCCGCTTGCACGATATATTGTACCATCACCACATTGAGTCCCATCAGAGTAAGATAATATCCATTTGATGTGCGGAGCATTCTTTTTTAGAAGTCGTATGCTGATTGCAATACATCGGCTCTCGCTACACTTTGGCAAATAATCATCAAAGGCCATTCTGTTAAGCTCAAGCATCTCATTCCATAGAGAAGGGGTTACCAAAGGCATAACTCTTCTTTTGTCCATTGGTGTTCCATAACTTAAAACTCCGTGCAGCTTGTCATCAAGGAATGCGCCAAAGTGCAGGGTACTGTTTGGAACTACCTTACCCGAGTAATGGTGCTTCTTTACAAACTCGTTTGCTATTTTGCTTGGTATGACCTTAACGATTATTTCTTTTGCTCTGCCCATTGCATAATAATTAAGTAGAGTGCATTTCCATTTGAGTTCTCGTTACCAAAGGTTTCGCAGTATTTGTAGTCGTCTGTTGCTTTTATGTCTGCAATAGCGTTCTTTATCTGCTCGGTCTGCTCATCTGCAAGCGTGAAGGTCATTTGTTGGAATGGTGATTTATCGCCATCAGGTAAAGAAAACTCATCGCCAAACTGATCTGCGTTTAAATCAAAGCCACCAACATCCAAGCCCCAATCGGTCAAAGCTTCTACATCCCATTGATTAGCGAGTAAGTCCCAATCCCATTCACCAAAGCCTACGTTGTCCTTGATGATGAACTCCGCCTGTTGCTGCTCGGTTAGGTTGTCCGCTACGATGATAGGCACTTCTTTCAGTCCTGCTGCGATGCAAGCCTTCAGGCGCATATTGCCCCCAAGCACCACCATATTGCTATCCACTACGATAGGGCGTAGCTCAAGCATCTCTGGGAACTCTTGGATAGACTTCGTTAGCTTCTTGAACTTATCATCCTTGATTATACGTGGGTTTGTCGGGTTAGGGATAACCTGCGAGATGGGTACTCGTTTCATAATTAAATAACTCTTTTAGATAGTTGGTAGTTGTGTCTTGCCTTTAGCATCTCTTTGTGCTGGGTCTTATCTCCGTACTCGTTATGGCATTGCCTACATAGAGCCATTAGGTTTTCTATTGTGTCCGCCTGTTTGCTCCCTCCCATACCACGAGCCTCCAGATGGTGGATGTCTACTGCGGTTGCTTGACACACCTCACAGGGAATCCAATCGGTTGTATCGTAACCCATCCCCTTCAGGTAGACTTTTGTGTGGTTCTTCATCGCAGAGCGTTATAGTAGCAAAGGTAAGCATCTACGCAGATGAGCGTTCCTTGTTCGGATGCTGCTTTAGCAAACATACCATCTCCCTCGTAGATCTTCTCAAAGCGCAGCTTAGGCAGGTGGTATGGTTTGAACATATAGCAAGCGGTGTCTATATTTCCGATTCTTGGTTGGTCGGTAGGACGTAGCCTTCCCTCTTGTCCCCACGTTACGATTGAGGAGTCAAGGTTATGGAGGTTTGACCATTGCTCGTTGAACTTAGGGTGTAGGATGTTATCATCATCCAGAAAGTAAACCCAGTCCTCTTGCGTGAATTGGTCTTGGTAAAGGTCAAGGAACTCGTTGCGTAAAGGATGTCCCCAATGACCTGTTCGCTTTGAGTAGTGCGTTACTGATGCGCCTGTTGCTTCCTTGAAGTCGGTAGAGGCATCCATCATCACGACCCACGTAGCCCATTCAGGAATGTACTGCTTGATGCGTTTGAGGTTCTGAGGGCGTGAGCAAGGGGTTACAATGTAAAGCATCGCAGTTCGTTTATTTTGTCCATCGTGAAATCCTGAACGTACTCGTATAACGAATCCGCAAGATCTTGGACTTGGTTGGGGTTTTCGTTTAGCCTCTTGATTGCTGATGCCCATTCACTTGGGTGGTTGATGGCAATGCAGTTGTCTTTGGTGATGTAGGGTGAGTAGGGCTGCGTGTTGCTCACAATAAGAGCGCACTTGCTGAATCCTGCCTCAAGCATCTTTAGGTGCGATTTGCACTTAGCAAACTCGCTTGTCGTTAACGGCACAAGGCTAACGTCAAAGTATTCATACAGGCGATGGTAGTGTGTAGGAGGCATCGTGGGTAGCTTGTATGCTGCTCGCATCATCTCTGGGTAGCCATCTACCTCCGCCACATACGATTCGTAACCCGATAGGTCAATGGTGCTATCTCGGATGTCTGCTTGGTGGTGGTTGCCTCCGATGTAGCCGAATCTTACTTTGTCGCTCGGCTCTCGGTTTATCTGCCAAGTGGGTACGCTGATGGCGTTTGGGATTATTCGGATGTTAGTGTTGTACTTCTTCACCTTTGAGGCGAGGTGCTTGTTGGTTACCCATACCTCGTCTGCTGCTTTCATAGACCGAATGATGCGGTCTTTCATCTGCCTTCCATAGAATCCGTTTAGGGGATGGTTAGGGGGTAGCACCCACCAATCATCATTGTCAATGATTAGCTTGATACCCTCCTTGCGGCATAGCCTAACGAAGTCATCAAACGGCTCAACAGGGAACGCACGGCTTGAGAAGAAGTGGGTGATCTTAGGCCATACCTCAGGCTCAATGTCCGTTATCTTCTCAACGAACATTACGTCTGCCTCTTGGTGGCAAATCAAAGGGGCAAACACACGATGGTATGCTACCCCTGAGTTTACCTTGTGGAAGGCCACAACGAACGGCCTACTCATAATGCTCTCCCGTATTCCCGTTCTGCCCGATGATGTCCATCCGCTTGTTCATTTCTTCTTCGTTACGCTCCCACTCACGTTTAGCGTAGCGTTCAAGATACTGCACCCACATACGAGCAGCTACGGCTCTGCGTTGGGGTTTAAACGGATAGGTGCTGCGTAGCCTCGCCATAGCGATACGCATAAATTGCTCTCTCATAGGGTTAGTTCGTTTTCGTTTAGGATTCGGTGTAGGGTGTTGCGTATCTTCTCGTAGGTTTCGTGTTCCATATCGGGCATAGAATCAGGAGCGTACTTGGTCAAAGCTCGCAGTTCGTTATCCATTACCCACATAGCGTACTTCCATTTAGCACCATTGACTGCATCTTGGAACTCCTCTTGCTCATCTGGTAGGTTGTAAACGAGTGTTGCTTTCATTTGCGTAAGGCTTTAATAAATCCACGAATGAAACCTAAACTAAAACTAATTGGCAGAGGTGAAAACACCCAAAGCCAAGACCAATCAATAACGGAGGTCAGTTTGAGCGTGACAAACAATGCGGTCAATAGGATTACAAATAAGTTGTTTTTCATTTCTATCTTTATTTATTTTCCACCACTTAACCGCAGGCGGATACTCGGTTTTCATTTCTATTTGGTGTTAAATGATTTCGTTTCTTGAACCATATGCAGAGCAAGAGTCATATAGCCCTTCACTCGTTCGGCTTTGTCTTCTGATTCCTGAATCGCTTGGAACGTATCGCATCCACTGCAAGAGCCATAGGCAACCGATGTAAAGATGTAGTCAGTCAATTCGGGTTCGTATACATTACTGCACAAGATGAAGATTTGATTTCCCTGATATTCTCCATCATCAATATTTACAAACCTGTTCCAATTCCATTCGTTGAAATTAGTTAATTGTGAGTAGGTTTTCTGTGGCTTTGTTACAACCAAGCGAAAAAGAGTCTCATAGATATCCTGATAAGAGTTAGGCTCGTTCTCGTTTAGCCATTGCTCAAGGAGATGCTTGCGCTCCTCCCATTGTTTTACATAGTGTAGTATCATATTATTGGTTTTAAAGGGGTCGTATCCGACTCCTTATAGTTCTCCGAAGATTGTGTACGAGTCCAAGTCCTCACCCAAGATGAAGAACTGCTTGTACAATTCTATTGCCTCAAGCGTTTTTCTTTCGCCTTCTGCTACAAATTCAGGAGTGATGGAGTAGATACCTACATCCAAGCTCGCCTTGTCAATAGCGATGAAGTAGAACTTGTCAATCGGCACACCAAACAACCGAGTGTAGATG